CCAATTTCATTTGCGGACGGGTTTGGGCCAAATTTTGCCTAAAAGCCCTCTGACCAGGCAAAATAGGCGTCCAGAACAGGCCGAAAAGCCCCTGGTAATGGCCGTTTTGCAACGGAGTACCTGGGTCTACAATACTAGACCCACATACCCCCCTGCCTTTTGCACATACCCCCACCCAACTTAGGACGTCCATGCCAGGTCCGGTTCCGAAGGCTGCTGCTCGCAGGCAGCGGAGTAAGCGTGATATGGGTGCCGACATCGGCCTTGTCAGCAAAGCCGGGAACGCACCAACTATGCCCCGGGGGATGTGTCAGCAGGCCAAGGACGCCTGGCACTCCTACTGGGAGGACGTGGTCTCCGGGGTGATGCGGTCTTCTGACGAGCCCTTGGTCACCCGGTGGATCAAGAACGTCGACAGATACTTCCAGGTCATTGGTGAGGCCGACAAGAGACCCGCCGTGCCCGGATCTGCGGGTCAGATCAAGGCCAACCCGCTCTACGACCTGGCGCTGAAGTTCGAAGCCAGCATCAAGGACGACGAGAAGCAGCTGGGGATCGGCCCACTTAACCGTTTGCGCCTGGGTGTCGCTCTCAACGAGCAGACCAAGTCCCTGGCCGAGCTGAATGCAGAGGCTGCCGATGAGGAAGACGACTTCCGGACATCACTCGGTCCTGCCGTGGCCTGACGGAGTTCCCAAACCCCTGTCGGCACCACCCCTGACCAATGCCCCATCCGATGGCCCCAAAGTCATCCGTTGGATTGAGGCCAACTGTGTCTATGGAGAGGGTGACCGGTTCGGTGAGCCGGTCAAGCTGGAGCTGTTCCAGAGGATCTTCCTGACCTTCTTATTCGAGAAGCGTCCTGACGGCCAGCACCGGTACCGCAGAGCTCTCCTGGAACTGCCTAAGGGGAACGGAAAGGCACTGGCTCTCGACACCCCACTGGCTACCCCTGACGGCTGGACCACGATGGGTGATGTCCGTCCCGGTGACGTCCTGTTCGATGAGCAAGGCCAGCAGACTACGGTTCTGGAAGCTCACCCCATCATGCTGGGCAACCAGTGCTACCGGGTCACCTTCAGTGACGGCAGCTCCATCGTGGCCGATGCCGAGCACCTCTGGTACACCGAGGAGCTTCGCAAGGAATACCGGGGAGCGGTCAACACCACTCGGTATCTGAAGGACACACTCATCACTCGGTCTGATGGTGCCCGCAACCACAGAATCCCCGTGGCTGGTGCCCTAGAGCTACCGGATGCCGATCTGCCCATCGACCCCTACGTCCTGGGTGCATGGCTCGGTGACGGGGATAGCGACTCCAACCACATCACGGCGGCCGCCGACGAGGTCGCGGCCATGACAGCGGCCCTGGCTGAGTCAGGACAGTCTTGCGAGTTACGACCCAACAAGGATCGTGCCCCCAGTCTTTTGCTCCCCGGCCTGCGGCCACAGCTCCGTAAGAGCGGCCTGCTGGGCAACAAGCACATCCCGGAGCAGTACCTACGGGCTTCGGTCAAGCAGCGGTTGGCACTCCTGCAGGGCCTGCTGGATACCGATGGTTCGATCAGTCCTGCGGGACAGGTTGAGTTCTGTAGCTGTCGTGAGCGTCTTGCATCGGACACCCTTGAGCTGATCCAGAGCCTGGGCATCAAGGTCACGATCAGCGAGTCGGACGCCACCATCTATGGGAAAGTGGTCGGTCGCCGGTGGCGCATCCACTTCGCTGCCCCTGCCGGAGAACGCCTGTTCCGGCTGGAGCGCAAACAGCAGCGTGTTCCTGCTGTCCGCCCCAACTCGATGAGCCGCAATCGTGCTATCACCAGAATCGAGGAAGTCCCCTCGGTACCGGTGCGCTGCATCAAGGTCGACTCCTCATCGAGCCTCTTCCTGGCCGGTGAGTCGATGGTGCCGACGCACAACACCCCGGTAGCTGCCTGGATCGGTGCCTACCGTCTGGCCACCCAGAGATCGGCTGTCATCCCGGTGGCTGCGGCCTCCTACGAACAGGCCGAGCTTCTCTTCGGTGACATGCGTACAGCTGTAGCTGAATCACCCACCCTTCGGGAAGTCATGATCCCGTTCGAGGGCGAGATCCAGATCAAGAACGGACCCGGCCGGGCCTACAAGGTAGCCGCTGTCGCCGGGACCAACGACGGTCAACGCCCCTCAACCTTTCTGGCTGACGAGATCCACGAGTGGTGTTTGGCCGCTGATGTCGAGGTTGTTCTGGCTGACGGCAGCACGCGACAGGCTTCGGACGTCAAGGCCGGAGATGTGGTCATTGCCTGGGACGAGCAGAACGACTGCTACGCCCCTAGCCGTGTGACCGAGGCCCGAAGCAATGGAATCAAGGTGACCTACACCGTCGAGACCAGACGCGGACGGTCAATTCAGGTCACCGGCAATCATCAGTTCTGGACCGAGCGGGGATGGGTCCGAGCTGACGAGCTGACCCGTGACGACCGTGTCAAGGTGGCCCTGGACTGCCTTGCTGACGGTGACGGGGATATAGACCAGTCCTACCTGTTTGGTGTGCTGGCTGGTGATGGGTCTCTGACCGGTGACGTAATCGGCTTCACCTGTGCCGACCCGCTGCTGCTGCGTGAGGTCCAGAGCCTTGTGGGGACCTATGGCTGCACGGTGAAGGCCAAGGACGGCTCCGGTCAGCGTTACCGCATCACTCGCGGTGCTCTTCTCGGCTCTTCTCGCAACCCGTTGATCACGGCACTACGTGATGCCGGGATGTGGGGCCACGGCTGTGCCACCAAGACAGTGCCAGCATCGGTGCTTCAGGGTGGCCCAAAGGCCTGGGCAGCCTTCCTGGCCGGTTACCTGGACACTGATGGCTCAGTCACGAGACCAGGCGCACGCCAGCCTCATATCCGTTACGTTGGCACCTCTCGACAGCTACTCGTCCAATGCCAGCAGATGCTTGCCTACCTCGGCATCCAGTCTGATCTTCGTGCAAGGTCTGACACCCGCAGTACCACCTACCTCCCGACGTGGGAGCTGCGCATTGGTGGCCGTGAGCAAGTCCGTCGGTTCGCCGAATTAGTTGTGTCGCGCGGCATTAAGGCAGAGCGGCTAGAGCCGCTGCGGAATATCGCGCCACCGCAGAAGCTGGCTGGCACCAGTCAGGACCGCATGTTCGGCTTCGACCGAGTGAAATCTGTTTGCTTCATGGGCGTCGAAGAAACTTTCGGCCTCACGGTGGACCGGCACCACACTCACATCACCAACGGCCTGGTTACGCACAACACCGGCAACAAGGAACGTGTCCACCTGGTGCTGGCCAACGGTTGCACCAAGCGACAAGGGTCACTGGTCCTTAACACCACCACTCCGGGATTCGACATTGACTCGATGGCCGGGAAGCTCCACGAGTACGGCCTGCGGGTCAACAACGGCGAGATCACCGACGATGAGTTCCTGTTCATGTGGTGGGGATGCCCGGCCGACCGCTATGACCTGTCCGATCCTGAACAGCTGTTGAAGGCGATCCGGGACGGAAGCCCTGCGGCCGACCTGTTCCTGAACGCCAATGATGTCGCCGCCCGTTATCACCAGGTTCCCGAGAACGAGTTCCTCCGGTATCACCTGGGGATCTGGGTGCCTCACGCTGAGTCCTGGCTGCCAGCCGGAGCCTGGGAAGACTGCAAGGACGAGTCGATCACCATCCCCGACGGTGCCGACGTCTGTCTGGGCTTCGACGGATCCTTCAACAACGACTCCACGGCGCTGGTAGTGGTCTCCTGCGGCCAGAAGCCGCACATCGATGTTGTGCAGTGCTGGGAGAAGCCACTGACGGCCAACGCCGACTGGGCAGTGCCGATCCAAGACGTGGAAGACGCTATCCGGCGGTCCTGCAAGCGATGGCAGGTCCGAGAGATCGTCTGCGATGTCTACCGCTGGGCCCGCACATTCCAGATCTTGGAAGACGAAGGGTTGCCGGTGGTCGAATTTCCGCAGAACGCCAGCCGGATGACCCCGGCCACCCAACGGTTCTACGAGGCCACGCTGAACAAGATGTTGACCCACTCCGGTGACCAACGCCTTGCCCGGCACATCGGTAACGCCGTCCTGAAGGTCGACGCCCGGGGCCAGCGGATCACCAAAGAGTCAAAGGCCTCTAGCAGAAAGATCGACCTGGCTGTCTCGGCAGTAATGGCTTATGACAGGGCCGCAGTAGCCGAAGGCTCCTATCCCATCCTCCAATCCATCTGGTGACAAGGAATTTCGTTATGAGTTCTCCCGACCACACCTCCGACTTCGCAAGGGGACTCTCCGATGTTTTCGGGCTTCCCGGCGTAGCGCAGGACCACGCCTGGTCCGACGACTTCGTGGCCGACGCCAGCCCTGCACCCGTAGGTGACTTCAACTCCGGCCTCGACGACACGGATATGGACTGACACATGGCAATCACCAATGACAACGGTGCTGACTTCTCTAGCGGGCTTAGCGACGTTTGCATGTCCGCAACTGCAGATCTGGCTCCCTTGGCTCCGCAGTACCCGGCCGCCACTCCCGTTCCGGCCGAAGTTCTCGGCGTCGAAAACATCACCTAAGGAGAACCTGATGACCTCTTTTGATTCCGGCCTTGGTGACGTAGGTCTTTCACAATCGAGCCCCGTCAACACCCCGCCGTCCTGGGCTCCCGAGCCCGGTACTCCGGTCACCTTCGACGCTTACCCGGTTCTTCCGGGTGACAACGGCCCCGGCACCGACATCCCCGAGAACACGCTCGACTACATGGGCGGTGCGTAAATAGCCGTGTGGCCTTTCAATCGCAAGGGCAGACAGCCTGGCGAGGAACAGAGGGCCATCGAGGGATATCCCTGGTCGGAAGGATGGCCTTGGAACACAGGTGGACCTCCGCCTTACGCCAAGGTTGACCACGAACGGGCACTGCGGCTCTACCCGGTGTTCGGTGCGATTCGGCTGCTGGCCGACTCGATTTCATCGATGACCCCGGTCTTGTACCGCAACGACCCCAACGGGACACCCCAGGCTCTCCCCACACCTCCGCTGTTCCAGAACCCCTCGGTCAACGGCACCTTGTACGACTGGTTGCACCGTGCTGTGGTCTCTATGGCGGCCCAGGGTGAGGCCATTGGGTACACCACCGTTCGGGACTACTACGAGCGCCCTCTGATGGTCGAGTGGTTCAGCCCGTCCGAGGTGACCGTCCGGGATCACGCCATGTCGGGTCCGGGCTCCTTCATGGACCCCCTATGGACCTGGCGTGGACGTCCTCTGAACAAAGAGGACATTATCCACATCCCCTGGTTCACCGAGCCCTACAAGGTTCGTGGTCACTCACCGATTCACGCCTTCCAGCTCTCGGCCAACATCGGTCTGGGCGCTCTGGAGATGCAGTCGGCCTGGTACCACAACGGTGGAGTTCCTCCGGCAGTCCTGAAGAACACCACCCAGAAGATCAAGAAAGAGGATGGAGACATCCTCAGCCAGCTGTCCGCCAACAGGATGCAGCAGCGCAAGCCTCTGGTCCTCGGCATGGATTGGGAATTTACGGCCATCCAGATCAAGGCCAACGAGGCCCTCTTCGTTGAGACCAACCAGCTGACCGCAAACCAGATCGCTGTCATCTACGGTGTTCCGCCGGAGAAGATCGGCGGCCACACCGGTGGTTCGTTGACCTACAACACCGTGGCCATGAATGCCACCGACTTCCTGACCTTCTCACTGCGACCATGGCTGGTTCGGCTTGAGGCTGCGTTGTCAGGCCTGTTTCCCCGGGGACAGTATGTCCGGTTCGACACCACCGAACTCCTGCGCACCGACCCGCTGACCAAGGCGCAGATCGATCAGATCAGCTTGGGTTACTACCCACCGGCCTGGAAGACCGTCCCAGAAGTAAGACAGGGCTACATGCTTCCTCAGGTGGGCCCAGACCAGCTGCCCGCCATGTACCGGCCTGCTGGCGGAGCTGTTCCGTCCGAGCCACCCAATCCGCAACCGCCGGGCCCGGCCCCTTATCTCCCCTACGGCGGCAGCACGTCTAACGGTGACCAGCCATCCACAAATGGCTTCGTCATCCCGAACTAACCCTCAGAAGGAAACACCAATGGCAGTTTCTGATTCACCTTGGAACTTCAGTGAGGCGGACTACACCCCTCAACAGCTTGCCAAGGCGGCGCTGATCGACACCGAGGAGGGCCCGCCGGACTCCAAGGAGCGCTACAAGCTGCCGGTGCTGGAGCCCTCGGGTGCAGTGAACCGCAACGGTGTTCACGCTGCAGCCGAACGCCTGAATCAGGTTGAGGGTGTGTCGACGGAGAAGAGGGCGGCCGCCGCCCGCAAGCTTGTCTCTCTGTACCGCAACGATCTCGGTGAGACGCCGCCGGACCATTTGCTCTCGATGGCCGGAAGCGGGGAACGCTCTCTTGGGGCACCTCCGATCGAGCGCATCTTCACCAAGGCCGACGTCCAGCTGGTGGAAGTCCGCAGTGGGGGCAAGTCCCGCACCATCGGTGGTTACGCTGCAGTCTTCAACAGGCCATCCGAGAACCTCGGTGGCTTCATCGAGCGCATCGAGTCCCGGTTCTTCAACAAGTCCAAGGCCGACAACTGGCCCGGCGTCGTCTGCCGGTACAACCACAAGGACGACTTCCTCCTGGGTGCAACCCACTCCGGCACCTTGCAGCTGTCGATTGACGGCACCGGCCTGGACTACTCGGTGGACCTTCCCGAATGCCGCAACGACGTTCTCGAAATGGTCACCCGTCGGGACATCTTCAGCTCCTCGTTCGCATTCCAGGCCTACGAGGACGACTGGAGCCTGTCGGACCAGGGCTACCCGATGCGCAGTCTGGTCTCCGGTCGGCTGATTGACGTGGCACCGGTGAGCACTCCGGCCTACCGGGACGCCACCGTGGCCAAGAGGTCTTTGGCCGAACACATGCACGCCCCGATCGAGGATGTCGTGAAGCTCGCCGAGTGCGACGAGCTTCGCAAGCTGTTCAAGCGCACCGACATCGACGGCGGCTACAAGCCAAAGCCCACCCAGTCTGGCCGTGCGGCCCAGATGTGGCTGCTGGCCCGGCGTCCCGAAGATCCCTTCAACGCCTAACTAAAACTTTTCAGATTGATCCACCGGCAGGGCGACACCCACCGGGGGTGAATCTGCTGCGGTCTTGACCGCATCTATTTCTGAGGCAGGACGAAATCCACCTCGCTCCCCAATTCCCCTTTTAATGAAGGAGTCTCGCATGAGCGAGGTAGTGAAGCGGCTACAAGATCGCCGCAAGACGGTGTGGGAAGAGGCGAAGTCTCTTGCCGACCGTGCTGCCGAAGAGCAGCGCAACATGTCCGGTGAGGAAGACCGTCAGTGGAATGAGCTGACCGGCGAGATGGATGCTCTGGACAAGCGCATCACCTCGATCCTTGCCGGTGAGCAGCGTGCCAAGGACGCCTCCGACGCCATGGACCGTTTGGCGGGCAAGCCCGTCGAGCGTGCCGGTGGTGCGCCGGGCAAGTCCTACGAGCAGGAAAACACCGAGCTGCGTTCGTGGCTTCGTGGTGAGGTCCACGGTGCCTACAAGCTGGATCTGCCGGGTGTCACCGAGTACCGGACCCTGCTGGACAGCAACACCCCGCTGCCCACGTCGTTTGTCGGCCAGCTCTACAAGTACCTGGTTGACACCAGCTCGGTACGTCGGGCCAACCCCCGTGTCTTCTCGACCGCTTCCGGTGACCAGCTGGTCGTGCCGGTGAGCACCGCCGAAGGTTCGGCTCTCTGGACCTCGGAGGGTTCTTCGCTGACCGCTGGTGACCCGACGCTCAACCACGTCACCATGGGTGCCTTCAAGCTGGGCAAGATCATCCAGATCAGCTCCGAGCTGCTGGCCGATGAGGGCTTCGACGTCGTCGGCTTCCTGGCCGAGTCGGCGGGCCGCAACATCGGTATCGCCTCTGACACTGCGTACGTCGCAGGTACCGGCACCAG